CAGTTCCTCCTGCATTATTTATATTCCCTTGGAACGAGTAGCACGCATTCGACCACTGTTCCATTGCATTACGGATAGACAAATATTCGCCGCTGCTGCTCGTAGGCGACCATTCAGCAAAAGTGCGAGTACCTGCAATTTTAATATTTCTACCAAAATATGGTACATCGAGTGCAGATAAAGTTGCTTCAGGAATCTGAGCAGCTTTGCACATGAAAGGCACCTGTGCGTCACCGACACCGTTAATCGGGTTAGTAATTTGCACTTGGAACAGGGAGGGACGTGCTCCCCCTGCTTTTAATGCTCCTGCGAATTCGTTTACGTTAAACGCCATTGTTGATCTCCTTTATCCTTAACCTGCTCTACCGACGATTTCGGAGAACTCAACTCCGGATCTGACTGCCACAAAGTTTAGTTGGATAAAGTTGATAGAACGTGCAGGTTTAATATAAATATCACCCACGAATTCATTTCTATCGATTACTTCACCAGTGTTATTTGTGCCATCACACACCACTTGGAAGTCAGTAATCCCACGTCGACCTTGTACATCTCTCAAGAATGGTTCTACCAAATTCTTGAATTGCGACCGTGTAAACTCATCGTTAAATTCAAACAAAGTAAACTGAGCTGCAGTTGCGATTGCTTTTTCTAGAACGATAAACAATCTGCGAACATTGATTCTGTCGAATGCAGATGGTTTCGCAAGCAATGTTTTATCACCAAACAATACTGTTCCTTGTCCGGGGAATGTAACAACAGGGTTGACACCATTCTTGTATAGTTGGTCTCTGTCACCTTTAGTTGGATTATATGCCAACTTGATTGTATTTTTAACATTACCTCTGTTGAATCCTGCAGGTGAATACCAAGGATCACGAGTTAAATCGGTTTGAACCATTAGTCCTGCAGTGTCAGAGTTTAATGGAACATATCTGTATAAATCGTTGTACTTATCATATTGATACTTCCAACCAGAGTCCAGTACAGCATAAGAAGAAGATGGTAATAGATTCCTGTAGGCAACAACATCATTTGTTTCTTTGCCTTCATATGAATTATTGTTGACCACATCATTCTTTTCTGGAGAAATGACTACAATACAATCTTTACGGTTTTCAGCAATGTTTGTAATCAAGTGTGTTGCTAGAGTTTGATCTGCTTCACCACCCAAGATTAATGAGACATCAACATCTTGTGCAGATTTGAATAGATTATATCCTGCAATTTTTTGCGCACCTGATGGTTTAGCACCGTCTTTACCTCTACTGAAAGAATTTGTAACTGGTGATGCCGACCCACCAAATGTAAGTCCATTAGCAGCTTTACCTGCATTCGTTAAACTCGCATTATGACCACCCCACCACACATACGCAGATTGCTGATTGACAACTTGCTTGTAGTAGTTAGATCCACCTTGTTCAGTTTTAGCATCGGAAGCAACTGAAACTGATTCGAACTTTTCAAGAACAGTTCCTTGAGTTCCAGTAATCTCTCCGTCTTCATCAACAATTGCAATATGAATTGCATCATCTAATGCATTGTTATTTTCACCATAAACTGTTGTTCCGGGTGCTCTGTCAAATTCGTTTGAATATTCCCAACGACGAGTAATAGCAGTAGTGCTACGACTAACAGTATTTCCTGTATAATTAGTTGTAAATGTTGCTGTATTTCCCGATAAAGTTTTTACCTTTAAAGGTTGTCTATCAGGACCAACTAAAAGAATATCACCAACATTGAAATATACTTCAGTATTAGATGATGCGGAAATACCTTGACCGTCTCCATTAATGACAAGAGTATTTTCGTTTCTGGTTACTGAATAAGTATCTGATAATGTAGAAGTAACTGATTGCCATGCGTCATTCGATTGACACACAGAAATTTTAAGTGAATTTCCTAATTCACCTGCGTACTTTGCTACCCAATCTCCATGCGTCGATAGATGAGTGTATGTTTCTTCGTAATAATCTTCATTTGTGATGAGTGGTGCAACACTACCAGTTGAAGCATTTAATGCATCCACATGAGATCTTACAACAAATAATTGATTTCCGTATGCTAGGAAGTTAGCTGCTGTGAAAAAATCTACTGCTGAGTTTGATGTCAGTGGTTTTTGGAACACGTTGACCAAACGATCTTCTGAGTCAATAAGGACTCTTTGATCGATTGGACCCCAACGGAAATGTCCTGCAAACCCACCTGTAGATGTCGAAACGGCAGGTACCACCGTAGTGAGATCAATCTCACTTACATTCACTCCGGGTGAAACTTGGAATGCCATGTTTTATCTCCTTTCTCTTAAAGAGTCATATATTTTTATTCTTCATGTATTTATAAAACTGGTTATTTAGAAAGGATCAAAGTTACTTTGTACATAATTTTCAGCAAATTCTGTATTACGTTCTTCACTAGCACCTAACATTATTCCATCATCTTCTTCTGATCCATCATCAATTATTCCAAAAGGAATTAATTCGTTCATAATCTCTTCTTCATTTTTTCTTCTGAGTGCCTTTAAAGTGTTGATATCTGTCATTTCTTTAAAAAACTGTTGATCCGATAACCATGCAAATAATACTAAACCCATAACTAAATCATCATGACAACCAGATTCTGCTTCGTATGATACTCCTTTTCTGGAAAACGTCGACAACTCTCTAATAGTTGCAAAATCATACAATATTAACTGATCTTGCTCAATCAGAAGTTTGAGAATCGAGCAACCTACAGATTTAACTGTTTTTGTTGTTCGCACTCCTTTGTCTACGTTACTTCCAAAACCAGAAGAAATTCTTTTACCAGAACGACCGGCTGACTCTGTGTATAGTAAATTTTCATATTCGAAATCGTGATGAAGCAAATCAGACACTTGCTCCCCAATATCATTTACCTCTATCAACACCGCACTTTCATTATAATGTTTAACAGTTCTATGTATCATTTCTGCATATTCAATAGGGGTAATCATGTTGTCTCTAAAAGAACACACTTGTTTATATGGCATTTTTGTGACATCTATTATATGAAATGCAGAATAATCTAATCCTTTTCCTCTTGATACATCAACTATACAGACATAGGAATGTTTCTCAACAGGTAAATGGTACATACATAAACCATTATTCTCTGTTATGGGTTGTTTATAGACCAATTGTTTTAGTTTATTACCCTCAATCAGTGTTCCTGATGATCCAAGAAACTCACATTCAAATTCTTGTGCGAACTTTTCATAATCAAAATCCATTGATGACAATGTTTCATGTTTCCACGCATCATCTCTTCCCGGAACATCTTTCCATAGAACCTTTACATACTCATATCCATTCGTACCTTCTCTTGCACCTTCGCAAGTTTTGTAGAAGTGGTTGAGACCATTTGGTGTAGATGTGAATAGAATCTTGGTTGTCTTACCAGATGAAATGGTTGGGAATACAGAAGCAAAGAACTCATCCCAGTTCTCGACGAAAGCAGTTTCGTCAATATACAAAAGTGATATAGATTTACCACGAATAGCACTACTTGATGTTGCAGATGCAATAATCTTACACCCATTCTCAAATTCAACAGAACCCTTGTTCCATTCTACCACACCTTGTTGTAACCACTTTGGCAGTGCTTCATATGCAATCTTGATTCGATCTAGGATTTCTCGTGCGGCATCACCTTTATTTGCAAGAAGTGCAACCGTCTTATGATCATTAAATAAAACATAGTGTAGTATAACGCAGACCGCAGTGGTAGTTTTACCTGCTTGTCGTGATGTGACAACCGTAACACGACGATTATCTGTAATTTTCTCGACGATCTCTTTTTGATAGTCGTACATACGAATGGGAATTAGACCACGATCTACATGGACAATCTGGATATACTTTTCTGCAAAGTAAATTGGATCTTGCGCGCACTTGATAAACTCTTGAACTTTATCTTCAGTCCATTCGATATTTGTGCCTTTACGTTTTAGATTCTCATTACCAAGATAACCACGATCACTCATCAATATTCTTCTTTAACATTTTTTGTAATTCAGTAGTGCTACCAACAAATAACGCATTTGTTACATTCTGAGGAATTTCATCCTCTTTCTGTAGATCCTTGACTTTTTTCTGGATATCCAACAAATCTTTATTTGCATCCACAAGTGTTTTGGTTAGAGACCCAACTACTTCAAAAGCACGAGGATGTTCAGATGCCTTTGCGACTTCTAACAAATAGTCAAGTGCTTCGGTGCCTCTCTCAATGACATCATAAAGATTTTCTCTTGCATATTTGTAATCTTTAGTAATGTCGTCATCATTTTTTGTTTTTGATTCATGTATTTCACGTCTAAGAGAAGGTTTCTTTTCATCGACCAATTCACTTTCAACATGAAAAATCTCATTGAGACTTTCTGTTGTTTTATCTTTCATTATTCAGTACCAGTAAAAAAGTTTTCTTTATCAAATGCAAATCCATAATCAGAATTTGCGGAAATTGTGTCACGAGAAATAGACAATGACGAATCTGTCGTCGGTTGGCCATTTGCCAATAACCCCGGAACCAGAGTGTCTCTTTCTGAGGTTGCTGTTGTTGCAGGAGTGTTGGACTTGTAATTAACAATAGTTCTAGTAATGACACCTTTATTAGTTACTGGTCCGAATATATATCCTTTAATAGTAAAATCCATTCTATGAATTATGGTTCTTCTATCTTCAAAACCAGAATCATAATTATCTTCAATACTTATTGTGTTTAATGTTGTAGGAATATCATAATAATCCCCAATCGAATCTACCAACTTTATACTGTTTGTCCATTCTGGTCTGAAGAACGGTAGTATTTGTTCCATACATTGGACAGCATCTTCATTATATCTAAACATAGCATTTAAAGTAATATCGATATTATATGGGACGGGTGTGTATTGTCCTCTAAGTTTATCATCACTTTCACCCAAATTTATATTTCTTGTAAGTTTATTCAATGCTCTTGTTGAATCATATGATATGTTGGTCATTTCAAATGCCAATCTAGGTAATTGAATTGCTATTTGCCTATCTAAATCTGGATCAGTATCAATTCTAGAAAGAAATTTATCTCTAGGTCCATATGTAATAGGAACACGAATTACTCGACTAATTTCTTTATTGTCGTTATATCTAATGATGTCAATATCATTAAACATATTACCGAACATAATAATATATCTACGTATACTTTCGTGATAAAATTGATGACCGAACATTACCAGCGATCTCCTTCACTAAATGGATTAAACTCACTGAAATCTATAAAGGAAGTAGTATCGTTTTCAAATAGAGTGTTGTTTGCTTGCGGATCGGTATTGGCATACCTAATTCCACTGTCGATGAGATAGACATTATCTTCTAACTTGATTCGACCACCCGCAGAATCAGATTGAATTGTTATTGTTGGAGCATCAACATACCCCTGTCCTTGATTAGTTATAGTGAGCAATACTACTTCATTGTTTGTAACAGTTGCTGTTGCTTGCGCAGGGAATGATGTTGGTGCATCTTGCATTGTTATGTTAGCAGAAATTATTTCTCCTCCAGACACAACAGGAATTGCAATTGCGTTTATAGACCCATTAGCATCAATTGTTACATTGTTTGCAAATACTGTGAATGGATCTGTAGGAGGTGAATTTTCAAATGTCAATAAAGTTGTTATTGTTCCACTGTTACTTACCGCAGTATTTGTGTATGATAATACAGAAGATAAATCAGTATCTATGAATAAATGATCTATATAAACGTTGCCAGAACGAGTATTATTCACATTGACAATTCTTTTAAACAAATTGGATGGTTGAGTTCCAGTGATACTTGTGGCAACTTGAGTCGCATCTTTAAACAGTGTGATTCTTTGATTGCCTGAATCATCTTCTACTTTAACAGAGAAGAAATTCCATGCGTCTTTTGCAACATTGTTTGCATACAGTGTGCCGTCAGATTGCAACTCTAAACTATATGTTGAGTTTGCAGTATTTGCTACGTTAATAATCCAATCTGGTTCCGTATCTTCGACTGTAAACACTTTCCCGTACACAGTATTATTTCCAGAAGGAACATACAAATGAAAATTGAAGTATCCTTCAGAAACGTCTTCATGTCGAGTAAACAAGGTATCGGTTTCTTTTGCTCCAAGCTTGTAAGAGTAATCTCCAAATTTAGATTCTGATACTGCCCATCCATCAATTGCTTGCCGTCCTTCAATAGTAGCAAGCGTTGGTGTGACATAACCTCTTCCTACGTTAGAAAATGTAATAGATGAAATGCTACCATTGACAATTGAAATTTCTGGAACCGCAGTAATTGATGGAGGAGGATCAGAGAACGTTACCCTTGGCACAAACTCTGCAGTTTCATAAAGACCACCAAATGTAACTGACGTTGAAGTAACAAATTGTCCAGTAACAGTTGCGACTGCAGTAGCAAATGGTAAAGCACCTTCCAGTGCAATGAAGATGAATTCTGTAGAATGCTCGGTTTCTATTGCATCGATTTCAGCAATACCAGTATCGATACTTTCATGACTGTATTCAAACAATTCTAATGTTAAATCATATGTTTGCAGTTTGCCCATCTGATAAAAAATTGCTTCATGTTCTACAAACTTAACTTCAAAAATCTTTCCATTTAATGGAAAATATACTAAATCTCCTTCTGAAGGACGACCGATACCTTCCGCTTCGTTAAAAGGAGTTGTTTCTGTTATATGAACTTCATCTTCAAATCTTCTTTGTGCGATAGTCAAAACCATGGAGTCTCTGATTTCTAAACCAAACTTAGATAAAAAATCTCCGTCTCCTTGAAATCCATCGATAGATTTAATATACATTTCGATAGGAAATGCAATATCAAATTTTGCGAGAGCATCTTCACCAAACAATTCATCTTCCCGTACTAGAGTTCTTGGAAGATAATAGCATTCAATCCCATAAATTTTTATAGATTCGATGATCAAATCTTCAATCAAGTTTTGCTCTTGAGAAAATTCAAAATTGTTAAAGTATAAGTTTGTACTAGGCATCTGTTACCCAATCATGTCCATAGCTGGCATCGAATATCTGTTGACAACTTCTTCTTCTAATGCTTTAATTTCTTCATCGGCTTCATTCCAAATTGTTTGTCCATTGAACTGCACTCCACCGGGCAATTGCATGCCTTCAAACTTTTTCAAATTGTCACCCCATTGTTTTTTAAACAATGCAGTACAATATCTACGTAACCACCAATCTCCCCACACTGAAGTATGAATGTCAGGATCTAACACTCTATAGCACTCAATAATCAAATACTCTCCGACAACAGTTTTTGCGTCCCAATCCATGTCGATAAAAAGTTTATCAGTGTGACGACTAAAACGAATCGGTTGTTTACCGACAAAAATTTCTTCCATCAGTGCAACTCGTTCCATCGATGCTGTGTAATTAACGAATTGAGAATGTGCCCAATCGTATACTTCATTGAGAGTAATCTGATATCTAAGATTAAATAGATTGTTAGTCGATGTCCCTGTACCGATAGGAAAAACGTTAACGACTCCGTTGATATTCGATGGAACAGTTAGATACTTGTTAGTTCTATCGTCTTCGGTGACCTGATGTTTTAGAAAAGTTCTTTCTACTCCATCGTAATGGTAGTCACGATAGAAAGCAAGTGCATCATCAATGCGGTCTTGCATTTGATCTTCATCGACGTTAATTTCAACTACTGGTGCACCTAATCTGCGCAAACAATATTTTTTTAATTCGTCTCTTGAGGTAGGATTTGCCATAGTAATAGTCCTAGAGAGTTGATCTGCTAGGACTATTTATAATGATCATCAACTCGTGTTCGCATCATTTGTAAAGTCGGAAGGAACATACAAATGCCCTGCAGTCGGATAAGTAGAAGTATTGTAAGTTCTATTAGTCGTATCGATAGTTGCAGATGCTTGGTTAGTTCCATAGAAATAAATATCATTGGTGTCAGTTGCACCACTGTACAAACAATCTTTTGCGTAAGTCGTCCCTTTGTTATTCATATTATATCGGTTCGCCCACGTCGCATAGTTTGCAAAAGTGCACCGAATAAATTGAACATCATGTGCAAGAGAACTATTATCATAACCCCATGCAATATGGTGAGTAGAGGTTTGGTTTTCAAAGTAAACATTAACTAGTCGACCTTTTGCATTACCACCATTACCACGTATTAGTGCGGCAATGTAGTTTGTCGTGCTACCATCAACTCTCGTTAAAGTCAAAAATGCCATTTGACGTTTGTCAGTTGGAGTTTGCGCACCAGACGATGTGCTGAATATAGGTTTATCACGAGTTGCGTTGT